AAAGCCTATGAGTTTGAGGTAATACATACCTACTATTATGAGAAGTATAATACAATAGAGGAGTACTATTGGTGGCGTATACCAAACCATACTAGACTTAAGAAGGCCACTCCTGCTTTCTTACGAGGTAATGACAAAGAAATAAAACGAATTAATGGCATATATAGACTAAGAGATATAATGATACGTTACACAGGTATACCCTATCATGTAGATCATATGTGGCCTATAGCGGATGGTGGCCCCCACTGGAGTGGTAACTTACAGATACTAACTGCAACAGATAACATAAGAAAACACGCTAAGGTGTGTCAAGTTATTAAAAGTGAGATAGGACGAATGTTAGAGGAAGAAAGGCTTAGTTATGAACATACGTGATTACCTAGACACACTCGACATACGTGATGGTGACTCCCTTCGTATGGACTGCCCGTCATGCCGCTCACGTAACACCTTCTCGTGCTTCAAGGATGGTGGTGACTATGTATACAACTGCTTCAAGCTAAGCTGTGGTTTGCGTGGCGCATACAGTACAGACATGACAGCTGCAGAGATTAAGTTACGTATGAGTAAGACAGAACCTAGTAAGAACAAGGAGATAGAAGCACTAGTTTATCCAGAATATGTAGTGCAGCCTACCTCAGATCACGTTTTGTTACAGAGATTTATCGACAGGTATGACCTACAACATGAGGGTTTGATGTACGATGTGAAGGATAGACGTGCTGTGTTTCCTATACACTACAAGGGTAAACTTATTGATGCTGTAGGCCGTGCACTTGATGGTGCTATACCTAAGTGGTATCGCTACAGTGGCAACGCTGACTACTTCACTAAGCGTACCAACTCTAAGGCTGACGTAGCTGTGGTAGTTGAGGATGTAATCAGTGCGATAAAAGTGTCACACTTTATGCCCAGCGCAGTAGGCTTTGCAGTCTTGGGTACATCTATAAGTGTGACAATTATGCAACAGCTAGGAGAATTCAACAGGGTGATCGTAGCGTTAGACAGGGACGCAGTACACAAGACCTTGCAATACAAACGAGAGATAGAGCTATGGACAGGGTTACCCACCAAGGCTTTACTGCTTGACGATGACATCAAGTATGGTGTACATGAGGATATAATTAGACTTAAGGAGATGGCATTATGAATACAGTATGGATATTGTTGTGGCTTGTCTTAGTACCTGAGAATGGTATTAGGTACTACCACTTAGGTACGTATGACAATGAGACCTTATGTAAGTCTGGTCTGAGAGATGCAGCAGTTATGGTCAACGATAAGAATGAAACAGTGGAATGTATTGGAGTACAGGTAGATGATTAAAGCAACGTACATTGACCACATGGGTAATGACCTGACTGTAGCTAACGCAGCACGGGTCAGCTTTGGTAAGACAAGCGAGATGGAAGACGATCCTTGGGGTCCACCTAAACTCAAGGCTAAGGATGATAAGCTCATTCGCTACCTAGCCAAGCACAAACATATCAGCCCATTCGGACATTGCTTCGCATCCTTCCACGTTAAGGCTCCGATCTTTGTAGCACGGCAGCTAGTCAAGCATAAGTTCTTGAGATGGAACGAGATTTCTAGGCGGTACGTTGATGATGAACCTGAGTTATACACTCCTTATGCATGGCGTGGACGCAGTGCCGATAAGAAGCAAGGCTCTGAGGGTGTAGTAAATGTAGGTGACTGGGGTAGTTCAGGATGGGCAGCACTTAAAGCCTACAAAGACCTACTAGCTCACGGTGTAGCACCTGAGCAAGCCCGTATGGAACTACCACAGTCTACTATGACTGAGTGGTACTGGTCAGGTAGCCTTGATGCCTTCGCTGATATGTGTAACCTAAGATGCAAGGCTGACACACAGGCAGAGACACGAGAGGTAGCACAACAGATTGACCACAAGATGATTGAACTATTCCCTGTATCGTGGGATGCATTAACGGAGAATGATGATGGCTAAACTGTATGACTTAGAGCCAATGATAATGGACTGCTGGCATGTATGCGATGACCTACAGGTTATCTTTAGGCAGATAGGTGATGGTGAACGTGAGCCTACTGAGGATGAAATGATGAACACCTTGATGGGTATGCAACAGCTATACCAATGGAAGTTTGAGCAGTTGTTCTTCAAGTATGAGGAGGTACTACGTGACAGACAATGAGTGGCCTATGGAGGCAGACTTTAGTGACATCAGACCTATGACACCAGAGGAACGCAAGGCATCTAAAGATCGTGACGAAAAGAATAAGTGGCGCAAGTGTGTTAGTTGTGGTAATTCAAGTAAGGACACGTGGTGTGGGTTCTGTCTGGAGGAAGAGTAATGATAAACAGTGAATGGAGACGCTTGATGAAAGAGCATGAAGACTTTAAGGGTAGCGTAGTAGCTGAACATACAGCTGATAACGTGAACAGCCCAGCGCACTACGGCAAAGGAAAGATTGAATGTATTGATTACATCGAAGACTTCCTAACTAAAGAGGAATACATTGGCTACCTACGGGGTAACATAGCTAAGTATCTACACCGCTGGCGTTACAAGAACAAGCAAGAGGATCTACTCAAGTCACAGTGGTACTTAGATCGTCTGATACATATGGATGGAAAGGACACGGCATGATACCTGTAGGTCAACTACGTTTGTTACTCACCAAGGCAGGGCTTGAGTATGTTATCACTCGTGTTGAGGGTAACGTAGCACACGTCAACATACTTGTAGCGGAGCAGCCAGATGTACAGCGTTGAGTTTGAGCATGACATTGCTATCGTTACTAGTATGGACGAGCATGATGAGTTTGAGGACTTGGAGGTGGTGCTTGCTGATGAGGGTACGGTTTACCTCAGGCAGTACGATGAGTCCTATAAAAGTTACCAGCTTATCGTAATATCTTATCAACAGCTACTAGACTTAATCACTTCACTGGATCAAACAGAAGGCATGTGGAGATTAGAACCTATAAAGGACACACGATGATAGAATATCTATATGGGGCAGCTACTATGTATGCGTTGGCTGCTATCCTATTGCTTAATGTAACAGACCCGACTGATCCTGAGAAACCCAACTCACACATATGGTTCTCACTTGGTTGGCCCGTGGCAGCTATCGTTTCTGTATACGAGTTCCTTCGTTACGGATCAAGAGAGGACGAATAACATGACAGAGACAGCATTACTACGCAACCTAATGAACAAAGAGTTCTACGACAACCACAAGGGTATGCGTTGTCCTGATGCGCTGTTCACTAAGGACATGCGTAAGATCAAGCAGGCTCTGGATCAGGCTATGTCGCTATATGAAAAGAGCATCACACCCTCTGAACTAGAGGCACTGTTCTTTACAGCTAACCGTACTATGACTACGGCTAACAAGGAGGCATACTCTCACCTGTTCAAGCGCATTGAGAGTGAGTCTCCTATGCACGAGGATATTGCTACTGAAGTATTGTCTCGCCTGTTCCAGCAATACGTGGGTGAGTTAGTAACTAACCTAGGGTTTAACTATGTTAACGGAGAGGAGAACAACCTAGAGAAGCTACGCAAGCTAGTCGAGGACTACAAGGATGACTTCACACCTAACCTCAACATCCAGTTCGAGGACATTGAGTTGGACACTATCCTTGAGGGTATCCAGATTGAGACACAATGGAAGATGAACATCCCTAGCTTACGTGATCGTGTCGAGGGTATCAGTGGTGGTCACTTAGTTATGGTAGGCGCACGTCCTAACACAGGTAAGACTACCTTCCATGCGTCCCTCATTGCGGCGCCTAATGGGTTCGCTCATCAGGGTGCTAGGTGTTTGATCCTGACTAACGAGGAGAAGGCAGTGCATGTAGCTGCACGGTATGTTCAAGCCTCCTCAGGTATGAACATCAAGCAGATCACTGAGAATAAAGCACTGGCCCTGTCACGCTACACTAAGGTCAGGCAACAGATCCAACTAAAGGATAGTACAGGCAAGGACATGGCGTGGGTGGAGGCTGTAGTTAAGAGCTACAAGCCTGACATCGTAGTGCTAGACATGGGTGACAAGTTCGCTAGCCGTACCTCTGACAAGTCTGACGTGTACCTAAAGGATGCAGCTATCCATGCACGTAACATCGCTAAGATCTACAACTGCGCTGTGATCTGGATGTCACAACTTAGTGCTGATGCCGAGGGTGTAGTGCAACCTAACATGTCTATGATGGAGGGCAGTAAGACAGGCAAGGCAGCTGAGGCAGACTTGATGGTGCTTATCTCTAAGAACAGACAGGTTGAGGGCGTTGACGAAGAAGAAGACTTGACACGCTACCTGACTATCGCTAAGAACAAACTCGATGGCGGTTGGCATGGACGTATTACTTGTGAACTGGATGGCGACATAGCACAGTACACAGCTTAAGGAGAGATGATGAGAACAGTATTAGACGTAGAGAACAACACTACTAAGCGAGAGGGTAAGACCTTGCTTGACCCTTGGGAGCCAGGTAACTTCTTAGTGCAAGTGGGTACTCTCAATGTAGACAAGATTGACGAAGAGCATATACTTACCTTCGATCACAAGGAGAGCAAGGACACAGGTGGTGGTGCTGCGTTTGTACTACAGGCTGTACTGGATGAGACTTCTCTTTTGATTGTACACAATGCACGGCATGACTTACCTTGGCTATGGGAGTCAGGATTTACCTATGACGGTGAGGTGTATGACACTATGATAGGTGAGTACCTACTGCTGCGTGGTACAAAGCGTGGTATAGGCTTAGGGTATTGTG